GATAGGCATAGCAATCCTAGTGCTTGGCGTGTACACAGTAATATGGAGTAATGCTCAGACCAAAGAAATCAAAAGACTGCAGTTGCTTAACAGAGTGACAAACGAAGAACTTCAGATGGTCCGGCAGGTTGCGAAAGAACAGAATGCTGAGCTACAAGAAAAGAACAAAGAAATAGCATACCTAGAATCACAACCGAAATGAACAGCTCTGCCCGGTGAGTTTAGAATAACGTACTATGGCATGGACATCACATCGGCAACAGCTAGTGGAGCTGATCCAGAAGTCGGAGTGACCATTGGTGTAGACCCTACTGTTATACCATATGGTACTATCGTGTTAATCAATGGTAAACATTATATTGCGCAGGACACCGGAAACTATACGGGAAACCACATAGACATTTTGTGCGAATCAGAAGCTGCGGCAGAGCGATTAGGAACATATATGACTAAGGTATATAAAAAATAATGGAAGGAGATAACGGTATGCCATTACGTATATTTTTCAAAGATTATGATGATATGGAGCGACGCATCATCAACGGAAATCTGTATAAGTGTGTAAAGTTATATCTTATTAAGTTATTGAAAGAGGAAAGAGTTACTGTCTATGAAGAGAAACTGAACACAATACGCGCGATTCACTGTTTTGAATTTCAGTTTGACGATGGAACCATATTGAATGATGAAAGATTGGAAGGATCGTCAGAAGACGATGTGCGTATATTACGGAATATCATCATGCAGGCATACGAGAGAGCGAAACAGGAAATGAGATACGCAAAGGACGATACACCGCAGACGATAAAACAGATGCAGAGGGAGCTGCTGCAGGAGATACAGGAAGCAGACAAGAGCAAAGATATACGCGTCGCTCTGTGCAGTGATTCCATCTTCATGCTGATCACAAATAAAAGGCACTATGTCGGAGCGTATAGAATCGATGAGAACATGAAATATAAGCACCAGATAACGGTGTATGATGATATGCTCAGTGCGATCAGAAGAGTATAAAAAAAGAATGTTTAACCTGACAAGCCTAACATTCTTTTAATAGTGTGCAGTTGACTATTCAACTTACTTTTATTGTACCATAAAGTGCTTAAAATGCAAGAAAATAAAGGTATTTTTGAATAGTCCTTACCGGCCTTGAAATGGATATTAACAAAACGACGGAAAAGGAAGAGATACATGAAGAAACACAATAGACAACGAGGAAGACCACCGAAACAGCGTTACCTCGACTATGACTATGAACGAGCATTTGATACGCAAGCAAGTATGCTATCAGAATCACAAATTGAACGTGCTCTAAGGAATGGGAAGATAAAAAGTGTATATGCTACAAAGTCAATCTATTCAGGTACGCAGCTGGAAGTGGAAATATATCCGGAGTTTACAAGATGGAGCCAGATCCCAATCGGGAGAAGGAAGCCGACAAAGGAGGAAATGCAAAACCTCAATGATAAAAATGCCAGAAAGCATGTGATCCGACTTCTGAACGCTAACTTCATGACTGGTTACTGGATAACCTTTACATATACAAAAGAGCCAGAATCATTGGAAGAAGCATTGAAAGATATCAGAAATTTTTTCCGGCGCGTGAATGAACGTTTGAAGAAGCAGGGAAAGCCAAGAGCAAAGTATCTGTATGTTACAGAATGGCAAGAAGACAAAGTGCGTTGTCATCATCATTTTGTAATAGATCGAGGTTTGACAATGGATGAACTCAACAGGCTATGGAAGAAAGGCAGGCGGAACGAGCTACGACCGATTGATTATGACGAAGATGGTGTAACAGGAATGGCAAACTATATCACGAAAAAGCCGCGTGGAAAGCGCAGGTGGAATACGAGCCGGGGTAACCTGAAACAGCCGACCATTCGAAAGAATCATTCAACATTTAAGCGTAAACATGCTAGGGCAATGAAAGAAGACTTTTCTGTGATTGAACGTATGCTAAAACAAGAATACAAAGGCTATGTGTTTAAGAATGCACAAGTCTTTGTGAATCAAGTAAATGCCGGCATCTACATATATGCGCAGCTGCGCAAATGGGATCCGATAAAGGATGGTGATAACAGTGGATAAAATGAAGGATTTTAGAAAGGATGCTGAGCAACTAACACTCTTCCATTTTGATGAAGTTAAGTTGTGCGATTTAGAAACTTATACATCTGCAATTATTTCATATAGCACAGGTATAGATTCTACAGGCGCATTATACTGGGCGCTATCTCATTTGAACGACAAGAAAACACGCATGTTTCTTCTTTATTGTGACACAGGGATGGAATACGAAATAAACATAAAATTATTCTATCAAACAGCAGAAAGATTCAATATGACACCGGTTCTTATCAAAAACGAAGAATCATTTATGGATATATTGAAGCGAAGACAAAAATGGCCAGATGCTAAGAATAGGTGGTGTACAGCTTATTTGAAGACTGGAGCGACAAACAAGTGGATCAGGAGTAACCGCAATATACTCGGAAAACGGTGCTTGTTTATCACAGGAGAGCGGCGGGACGAAAGTCCAAGAAGGGCAAGAATGCCAGAGGTGGACTTTCATCCGACGTCATTAAAAACAAACAGGGTTGCAGATTTTACATGTCACTGGCTCCGGCCATGCCTGGATTATTCAAAGCCTGCGATGTTTTCCATGGGAAAAGAATTAGGAGTAAAACCTCACCCATGTTATGAATATTGTTCCAGGTGTAGCTGCATGTTTTGCGTATTTATGAAAAATGAACATGCGATAGCAAACATGAAGCATCATCCTGAACGTGTCATGGAATGGATACAAACTGAAAAGGAAATCGGGCATACA